GTTCTGATGGTAATGATGGCAACGATGGTGCAGCCGCTGGTTTTGGAACTCCAACAGTGACTACTGGAAATGCTGGAACAAGCGCGTCAATAACTTCAAGTGGTCCTAATACTGCTAAGGTGTTCGCTTTCACAATTCCTAGAGGAAACGCTGGAACAGACGGTTCTGATGGTTCTGACGGTAGTGATGGCGCAGCTGGAGTAGCAGCTGGTTTTGGAACTCCCACTATCACTACTGGAAATGCTGGAACAAATGCTTCAATCAGTTCAAGTGGTCCTAATACTGCTAAGGTGTTCGCGTTCACGATTCCAAGAGGAGCAACTGGAGCGGGTGGACCACCAGGCTCAGCAGGTTCTGATGGTTCTGATGGAGCTGATGGCGCAGCTGGTGCAGCAGCAGGCTTCGGAACTCCAACAGTGACATCTGGTCCTTTAGCAATAGCTAGTTCAGGTCCTAGCACTGCTAAAGTATTCGCATTTACAATACCTCAAGGTCCAACTGGAAGTACAGGAACAGCAGCAGGCTTCGGAACTCCGACAGTCTCAACTGGTGGAGCTGGAACTAACGCTTCAATCAGTGCAAGTGGACCAGACACGGCAAAGGTCTTTGCCTTTACAATTCCAAGAGGAAATACTGGAGTAGCTGGCCCATCAGGTCCGCCTGGTCCAAATGGACCTACCGGTCCGACAGGGCCAACTGGGCCGCCAGGAAGTACTGGTGGAGTTGGACAAGGATATAGACCAGGCCCAGTATTTACATATGACACTTCAACAACCATGTCAGACCCAGGTACGGGAGATATTCGATTCAATGCGACATGGTTGACCTTTTCAAGCATAGATGAAATGGTTATAGATGATGCTAACAGCGCAGGAGATGACATGCAAGCATGGATTCGAACTCTAGATGACGATGGTTCTAAAATCACAATTCAAGAAGTGGCTGGAAATAGAGACGGATTTATGACCTTCTCACTAGCTAAGCAGAGTAGCACTGAACAAACGGGCTACTTCAAATTCGGTGTCACACCTCTATCACAAGGTGGAACTGCATGGAGCAATGGAGTCTCTCTAGTGGTGACAGTAAGTCCAATAGGCATTCAAGGTCCTCAAGGAGATAACGGTCCAACTGGAGGAACAGGACCTACTGGTCCAACTGGAACTACTGGAAGTGCTGGACCTCCTGGTCCGACAGGAAGCACAGGTTCTGCTGGAGGAACAGGACCGACAGGACCGACAGGTCCTACAGGCCCGACAGGTCTTCGTGGTGGTATGCGCTATCAATACAGCAACAGTGCCTCGATAGCCGACCCTTCATCATCATACTTCCGACTCGATAGCGGATTCACCGCATCCGTCACCAAGATGGCGATAGATGACCTCGACCAAGACGGAAACGACCAAAGTGCCTTCTTTGCTACATTGGATGATTCCACTTCCACTAATAAGACTCATCTCGTTATTCAAGCACAAGATGGCTCACAAAATACATTCGGAACATTCCTCATAACAGGAGTCACCGACCAAACCGGCTGGTTTGAAATTGACCTAAGTATGATAAGTGCAAGCGGAGGCTCCACACTCGGATTCGATGCTGGCGAAGATTTTACCTTCCAATTCTCCCGCGTTGGAGATAAGGGAACAACAGGCTCAACAGGACCAACAGGCCCGACTGGTCCTTCAGGTCCGACAGGACCTGCTGGTAGCGATGGTGCAGCAACTGAAACTATTACAGACGTAACGATAGGTTCAGGAACTAGTGGAACAACATCAGGAATATATTTTGGTGCTAACGATGAAGCAGGTGTAGTTGCAGGTGAAGTTAGTAGTGCGAGTCTAGGAACCAATGCATATATGGAACTAATGAATTGCGATTTAGATGCTGAAAGTGGTGCAAGTGGATTACAAACTATTGAATTAACCGTTCAAATACAGGATGAAACAAATAACAATGTAGAGTCTTTCAAGGCATTAGTTCAGGGAATAGAAAAAACAGTATTAGGAACTACTGTTCGTGAAGTTAACTACACAGAATGGGCTGTAATTTACACTAGTGGAGCAAATAGAATAGGACAGTTAGAGGCTGATTATGATTCATCAGATGACACTATTAGGATTAGATACAAACATACTCAAAGTAGCACTGCTACACTAACTGCTACATTTTATGCAGTGACGATGCAGAATAATACATGAGGTGAATAATATGGGTAGACAAGCGTTTAGAAGAAGTAAGAGTGATGGAACATTAGATGATGGAACAGGTGGTGGCGATGGAAATATGTATCCTAGTGGGTTTGGGCAAGGACATTCTTCTTTTGGATGGTATGAAACAAATCCGCATATAATCGGTAGTTCATCTAATAGAAGCCTATCAACTGTTTTGAGTAGTGGGAGTTCGTGGTATATGCCTATGTATTCTTATCGAGGTGGAACAGTTGAAAGTTTGGGATTAGCGATTGAAACTGCAACATCAAGCACTGGTGCATTAACTTTGGCTATTTATGATTCACACCCAGTAGGAGGTTCATTACGCGCCGGTTATCCAAAAGCAATGTTAGGCAAAATTACTTTCGCTTCAATGGATACTTCATCAGGAACTCTCTTACAATCATCAACTTGGTATAATCACAGTGGTAGTAGTATTGGTGGCCCTGAATTAGCGGCTGATACATGGTATTGGGCTTGTTTTTATTGGACAGGAACAAATAGAAACATTCGTTCGTATAGAACAAGTTATGGAGGTGTGACAATGATTCACGTTCCATTAGTTGCTACATGGGGAAATGGTTGGCAGATTTTACAACATTCAGGTCAAGCCCCTGCATCATCTCATTCTAATACTATGAATTGGGGTTTTTCAGGGCCAAGTTATTGGCCTGTTTTACGATTTGAATATGAGTGATTATTATGCCTGAACCAGCAAAACACAGAATAACAAATGCAGATACAGGTGAAACTATTGAAGTTGATATGGCTTGGAATGATATTAGAAGCATTAGAGATGGTTGGTTAGTTGATACAGATTTTTGGATGCTTGCCGATAGATATGCTTCACTTACACCTGAACAACAAATAGAATTAACTGCTTATCGAGAAGCACTTAGGAATCTTCCTGAATCAACTGAAGATTCTTCTGATTGTATTTTCCCTGATAAACCATCATGGATAGTCTAAACGAGATGATAAAAATGGCTAGAACTCAGGATATTATCGATAAGCTGCAATCTCTTATGCAAGCAGATAGTAATTTTGGTGGAATAGCAGACTACTCTCAAAGTGGTTGGAATGCTAATGATTTTCAATACCCATTATGTCTATTGTTGGTGGAAACAGATACTATCAACATTCTTGGAATGAATAAAACAGAGCACGAATTACGATTAGAAGTGATTTTCGCGTGCAACCAATTCGGAGACCAAGGAAATCGAATGACTTATCATTTTGCAGATGCGTTAGAAACTCTCTTAATTACTAATCGTAGTTTTGCTCTAGATACAGGAGAAGTGATGGATGTACGGCTCACCGAAAAAACCTTTGGGTTAGATTTAAGTGACGATGGAAACAATATAGATGGAGTAAATTGTTCAGTAGAAGTCAAGTTTATGGTGAGCGGATGAATAACGAAGAATTATTTACACTAGTGCAAGAAGTACGAAATGACGTTAAGGTGTTGAAGGACAATCATCTGAAACATATTGAAGCTGACATGGGAGAGGTTAAAACTGAGCTAAAAGTAATGTCACTTAGAATTGATAAGATTGAAGAGTTTACTAGTGAGATTGAAAGCTTTATTAGGAAGTACTCGTTCAGAGCGATTACGATAGTTCTGTCGGCTGGCGGAATTGGTGCCCTGATGTTGTGATTCAATGCCTACAAAACAAAACATAACCAAGATGAAACTTCAGCTCATCGATTACGATGGAGCGGAGCAGATGATTGAGGGCTTCGATAGGCGTCGGCTTATGCGCCAATTAACTGTACTACAGAGGCAAAATGCGAAATACATGTTGCGCCAATTTAAGACTGCATTTAAGCGTCAAAGTGACCCAACTACTGGAAAACGCTGGCCACCATTATCTCCTATGACACTTAGAAGGCGTGAGTTTTCTGGTAGACCAATTCTTACACAGACTGGCGCACTTAGAAGAAGCTTAGACTACAAAGTAATTCCAGTAAGGGGTAGAGTGAATGCCATGATTGGAACACAATACCCAACATCAGTAGTACACCAATTTGGTAAGAATCCTAATGTGTCGAAAGTTGGAAACTTACGAATACTCTATAGACCTATTCCACCTCGTCGATTTGTTGGAATGAGTCCAAAGCATAAGAAGCGAATAGAGAGAAACATAACTGCGTTCCTTAAGGCGAAAGTAAAACCTAAAGGAAAAGGTACAAGATTGGTAGGGCATGGTAAAGGATTACCGTTCATGGGCTTTTCCAATCAATCAGGTCTTGCTGGCAGATGGGGTATGCGGACGTGAATAATTATTTCGACGAAAGTAAATCGGCATTGGTCTTCAATCAAAATCCTAGAAAAGAAGAACAACAGCAGTATTATGCTGCAAACAGATTAGTGAAGCAGGAGAAGATTAGAAATAGAATTCGACTACATACATTAAGATTGAACTATATTAAGACAAAAGCTGGATGCACTAGATGCAACGAAAGAGACCCAATGGTTTTAGAGTTTAACCATAAGGTTCCGCTCACTAAGCTATTCAACATTGGACGGACCAAAGGCAAATCAAAGTCATGGAACACAATAATGGAAGAGGTTTTGAAATGCGAAATACTCTGTGCAAACTGTCATAAACGCGTGACCGCGCGAGAACATGGAAGGCTAGGGTACACTTCTCATGTGTGTGACTCGGGCATGCCAACTTGATAGAGTAATATCTCAGATATTTGGATATTAAGCTGTCAGAAATGCATCTCCTGTGCGCATCTCAGGAACTCCTTTCACTGTCACGCGGAAATGATTTTGACTATCCCGGATATAAAGCATCAGGGTTTGCAGGCGGAACAGCGAAAGCGGCGGTCGAGACCAAAAGTATGTACTTTACCACACCATCTACATTTTCTTCTGTTGCGCATATTACTCACTATTCTTTTCTCGTAGATAGTTTTCGTATTCCTCGCGCGTTAAGGCTTGAATCTCTTCAGTGACTTCAACTTTGAGTTCTTTCTTAAAGAATACGTCGTGTAAGGAAGTGAGCATTTCCATACAGCAATCTACACAATACTTCAACACTCTATCTTGTGCCCAATCCTTTAGGTCTTCACCTATGTCAATAGTTTTGAGAAACTCAATAGATTCCTCAACCACATAGGGTTTTGTACAATCGTCATTCTGGCATACGCAAATCGAAATATCTTTACTCATAATCTAACCTCGGTCTCAAATACTTCGGATGTCGAGGAGCCCCTCCATCAGTTAAACCAAAGTATTCGAATGTAATTATGTCGCCGATTTTAGGTGGGTTATCTCGTTCAGCATCTGTGAATCCAACTCCAACATGAAATGTTCGCTCATTTCGTTCATCAGTCCATGTGCAGATACATCCTCCAAGTCTTCCTTCATGCCGACCTTTGCCAGGTAAGTGGTCAATTACTGTTGCTTCTGCATCTTCAAAAATCTTAACTTTCAAAATGTTCTTGCTTCTCTTTCGTTCATATCTGCTGTTGGGATTTCTAATCATTACTCCTTCTCCTCCTATCGCAGTATACTCGTCATGAAATGTTTGCAAACTTTCTTTGCTCTGAATTACAGTTTGTTCAACAACTTCAACATAATCTGGTAGAGCCAATTGCTTAAGATTGTCGTATACTATGTCAAATGTAAACCCATCTAAGTTTGGAGCATCAAACACGAAATAACGAACATTCTTCCATCTTTCATCTGGATTATGTCTTTTTACTACAGAACATGTCTCTTGGAAATTACCAATGGGACTTCCATGGCTAGTAAATACCAACTCGCCATCTAAGTGACATGGCACACCTTTTAATGGTTCTGTGAACCATGCAGGAGCGTGTATGATATTATTTCCGCGCGTAAGGAGCTTCTCGCCATCCCAATACGCACGAATACCATCTATTTTGAAACTCATGAGCCAGGATGTAGGGTCATGTTTACTACTATTGTATTTCTTTGCGAGCATGACTAAATTTGACATATATCTCGGATAAATACCAAGCATATATACTTTCCTAAAATTAGCGTGTAGGGCAAGCTTTAATAAGAACAAAACTCATCAGACTTTAGGTAATAACGATGGCAGTGCGTACAGGCTCGGATTTACTTCGGATGGGACTAATAAAAGAGGTGACGTATGGGACTGACCCAGGTACGAAACTGTATTCGTGGCCACACGTAATTACGTCGTTTCCAAATCCTACCGAAGATTATGGAAGAACAATGGTAAGAAGTTTGGGTTCTGGAAGATTGTATGGAATGACATACGATACTAAAGCAGAATTCGCATTCACAGTTGAGTCATTAGTTAACGACGATGGTGCAGTTAGCCTTCTTGCAGCTGCACTTGGAGCAGGAGCTATTGCTCCAGCAGACACATTAGTGTTAGGAGACTTAGAGTCATTCACTATCGAAACTGGTCTATCTAACTCTTCAGACCTTTCTTACGAATTATACAAGGGATGCAAAGTTAACACTCTTAGTTTGGAAGCTTCAGAAAATGAGCCGCTAAAAATTACTGTAGATTGGATTGCACAGCAAATGACAAGAGCTACATCTCAAGTCACTCGCTCTTCAGGTAGTGGAGTAGGAGCAGTTGGAGATTTAGTAGACCCAAGTGCAGTTCCTAAGCAAATGGGAGACATCACTATTACTGTGAAGCCTATTACTAATGGAGTTGTTGGAAGTGCGCTGACTGGTTTAGTTATGCGAAACTTCACATTAGAGATAGCGAATAATTTAGAGAGGATTTATAGTCTTGGTGGAACTAAGTTCCTTGGTAGTCTAATGGAGCAGGGCATGGATATTACTGGGTCGTTTGCGCTACTAAGCCAGAATGATACGTTTGCAAACAGATTTGCTGCAGATGGAGCTAACAATGGGGTTCAGTTAGAGATTGTTATTGCTGATATTGGAAAAGCAGCAGCTGAAGATGTGAAGATTGTTCTTCCAAAATGCCGATTACTGTCGAGAGACTTTGCTAAGGATGTGACAGATGCAGGACCGATTGAAGAGTCCTATGACTTTCACTGCCAGTCAGCTCCGACAGTGACCATGAATGAGTAGTAGTAGTTTAGTTAGTTAGAAAAGTTTAGTAGTGATTAAGAATGGAATATAAGATAGAAGAAACGACATATACTGTTGCCTTGGGATTCGGCAATGTAATGCAGATACAGGGAATGCTGACATCAGCGTTTTCTGCCGACACATTTCAGAATATGGATATAACCGAAGATTTAACAATGGAAGACCTGGCTCAAGAAGATAGCCAACAAGCTTTAGCAGCAAGCGCAAAATTAATGCCTCTAGTGTTGGGTAAAGTCCTGAAAAAAGTTAATGGTGAACCAGTAGATAGCTCATTTATAGATGAGGATATGCCAATAACACATGGCATGGATTTGTTTAATCACGTAATGGAGCATATAAGTGAATTAAACGTCCCAAAAGTGAGCGAGGCCTCATCCGACGAGTAATGGAAGGAGGCCAGCCTAACGACGTATCCACTCCAGTAATGCAGATATTCTTAGTGGATAGAGTCTGTCAAAGATATGGTTGGACCTTCAGTCAGTTCGAACAAGAGTTCGAACGCCATCCTCAATACTTCGGATGGCTATTTGAGCTGCTCGAATCGGAAGCAGCCATTAAGACTGAGCAACATGCCGAAATGCAAAGGGAGAGTCGTGGGATGGAGAGTAAAGCGAGAAAGAATAGGTTGGGGTTAAGTTAGATGGCAATGCAAAATCTTCGTGTTGGTATTCTCCTGTCTATGGGAGTGCGAGGATTAGGAGCATTTAAGAAAGCTGGTGGTGGACTAAAGGGTCTCGCATCTGCAGCAAAAGCAGTCAGAGGAGAGTTTGCATTACTAGCAGCACAAGAAGCATTTGCGTTTATGTCTGATGCTCTGAGAACGTTTGCTTCGTTCGACCACTCTATGAAGAAAGTGCAAGCGGTGACCGCTGCTACTGGCGACGAATTAGAGAATCTAACAAATCTAGCTCGACAACTTGGTCGAGATTTCCCTTTCACAGCGTCTGAAGCTGCAGATGCTATGTTCGAACTATCACTGGCTGGTTTGAAAGTTAACGAAGTGATGGCAACTACAGAGACTGTGCTAAAGCTAGCTATGGCTGGTAGCATGGGATTAGCACAATCCGCTAGGATTGCTGTAGCTACGATGAATGCTTATGGAATGGCAGCTGAAGACATCACATTCATTGGTGACCAACTAACAGCAGCTTTCACAAACAGCGCGATGACACTAGCAGAAGTAGGAGCAGGTCTATCATTCGTAGGTCCTGTTGCTAAACTAGCCAACGTATCATTAGCCGACAGCGTGACAACGTTAGGTCTGTTTGCAAATGCAGGTGTTGTAGGTGCAAGGTCTGGTACAACCTTTAGGCAGATGCTATCGAAGATGATTGCTCCAACTACGGATGCTAAACAGAGAATGGCTGAATTAGGATTAGTATTCACAGATACTAATGGACAACTTCTGCCAATGATAGATATTCTACACCAGCTAATCGACGCGCAAATGACAGCAAACGATGTTGTTAAGGTATTCGGTATAAGAGCAGCACCTGGTGTTGGTGCTCTTATCAACCAGGGTATCGAAGGATTCGAGGAGCTGAACCAAGCGGTGATTAACTCTGATGGCGAGCTATCTAGAATATCTGACACTATGGAGTCTTCAGCTGAGAACGAATTCAAGAAGTTCACAAGCGCAATGGAAGACTTGAAGATTCAGATGGGGGCAGCACTATTCCCAGTAGTCAAAGGGTTAATCGCACTATTCAGGGGTGAAGACGGGCTCGGCGTGGCGCTCACCAATATAGTGGTAGCATTTGAAGACATCCTTAATGTGATGGCAACAGTAGTATCTGCTGCTGCACCACTTATTGGAATGTTTGGCGAACTTACTGGTTGGATTGCGCGACACAATGACTTACTTGAAATCTTGATAGTTTATGCCGTCATAAGTCGGGCTAGGCTGATAGGTCTTGGATTGGCCAATCTATTTGTTGCAGCAACAGGTGGAGCAGCTTCGCTTTCAATGGCAAATCTTGGAAAGACACTGATGTTTGTGGCGAAAAAGCTGATATGGCTCTATGCCATATTTGTATTGTGGGAAGTAATAATTCACAGTATCGTTTCGTTAGTGGCGCTTCTTGCGTCGCTTCTAGGTAAAGTTGTGAATAGTATAGGACAAATGTTTGGCCAAGAATGGAATGTCCTTGGCGCTGGCTCATACAACAGGGGTCCATCGGTTAACGACTATATCGGAAATGCAGTTGGTGGTGAGACAATTGGAGATGTTGCCTCGCGAATTCCAGCCAGAGCGGACCTTGGATTTGCAGATGGTGGAATGGTTCCAAGCACAGGCTGGTACAAACTACACGCTGGAGAACTCGTAAAGCGCAGACAGTCACTTACATCTAGCGACGGATATCAAGATTCAAATAGTAGCGCAACATATAACCTAACAGTGAACGCTATGACGACATCCCCCTTCATACTTGCTGGCACAATAGGTAAGGAATTACAACGATTCAATATATCAACGCAGGGGAGGTGAAGGTACGTTGACACAAGAAGAAGCAGATTCAATCATTGATACAATCAACGACCGTGCAACGGAAGTTCGACAGCTAATAATTACAATAGGCTCTATCCTTGCGCTTCTCATGCCCGCTGTTGAAATGCTGGGTATTCTCGACATTACACCCTACGGTCAAGGTGACGATGAGTGGATAGGTGATGATAATTGGGAATGGGAAGATGACTTCACCTGTGGTGATGGTTCAACTATTCAAGCCTCTTTGGTCGATGACGGCTACAAGAATTGCCGTGATGGTTCCGATGAACCCGATGAGCCTATTGTTATTCCTCCCACAGAAAACAATACTACGGTTGTAATACCGCCTGATAACAATAATACGAGCAATCAGACTACCAATGAAACTATTGAAGAAGATTGCGCCCCCAAAATGTGGGATGCCTTTCATCAATACGACAATAATACCGGCAACATAACCCTACATTGGGATGCCGACCTTACTTGTGATGATGCACCACACAACTTAACCTTGATTTGGACCTTCTATCATAATGATACAGGGAATTGGTCGGGTATTCAAGAGGAACACACCTATGAAACCTATTATCAGAATTGGGATTATGTGAATATATCATTCGCTGTTCCCGAAGGTCGATACGACATATTCTCCACTTTCAGATTCAATGATAATTATACAATTGGAACAGATTGGTATGCTGTGGAGTTGTTATGATGGAGTTAGATGTGCACCCATGGTTAGAATGGATTCTTCGTAAGATAGGAGTGATAATTTAATGGCAGATTTCGTATGGTTAGGTGGTGTGGATACCGATATTGGAAACCAGAAGAATTGGTGGGATGCTACAGCTAATTCTGGCGCAACACGAACACCAGGTTCAAGTGCCGATAATAACGATAACATTTGGTTTGTCAAATGTACCGGCCATCGTACTTTAACTGGTCAAATTGCTGGTGGAATTAACGACGCATTTTGGCTAGCAGGTTCTGTCACAAATTACACTATTGGGTCGTTGACAGGACAAGATGGAATTGTATCGCAATGGGAAGTATATGCAGATATTACATGTGAAGATATGGTAGTTGGATATACTCCTGCTTCTGGAAAGGTTAACACTTCTCATGGTTTTGCAGCAGACCGAGTTGTATTCAAATCCACAAGCGTAATGGTTTGTGTTGAAGAGGCATTTTTAGTCTCAGGAACGTATGAAGGGTCTTTCACAGGAGGAGACATGGACTTAGCAAATAGCGCAGTAGATTCATTTGTTGGTACGGCTGGCAAGTTCATATGCGAACCTGGCACAACTGCTAGAACAGTAAAATCGTGGAGAGCTACAACAGTAAACTCGCTAACTTTTGGTGCTGCACATGTGGCTATCACGCTCGATTGCACGACACACCAGCTTAATGCAAACACATTTACTACGTCTAACCGAGTAGCACATCTTTGTGGCGGCACTTCATTACCACTAACCACTGCAGGAACATGCAGAATAAATGGTGGTGAAATTACCATATACACAAACAACGTTAAAAATGCAACTGACGTTTTAGAACTTACTGGAACTCAGACTCTAGAGATAATTACTGCATCTCCATCTGTCATGAGTTTAACAGAAATAACCTGTACTAGAGCGGTATTTCCAATAAACACTACTCTTTCTCTTGGCGGATTCTTATCAATAGCAACAAGTGACGTACAGAACTCAGCATCTACCAGCACAACAGCTTCTGACTATACTATGTTTTGTCAAGGAGCATTCATTCTATATTCAGAATCGTGTGCAAGGTTCACTAGCACTAATACCAATACTGCTAAATACATTAACCTATATGCAAAAAGTACATGTGCTACAGAACTTGGTGGGTTTGGAATCCCTGCTACACTTAATAATGGGATTCTCAATATAGTCAATGATGATAAAGCAACACTGATAGGGCCATTTAGCGGCGGAAATAATGGAACTTCATGGACTGGAGAACTTACCGCAGATGTTCGGAATGATGAGCTAGGTGGACATGGATTAAAGAATCCAATTAGTATTGGTGGAAATAAGCTCACCTTAAAGATTAGTACTGGAAGTACGTTTGTTGGAGACGCAATTACAGTTTATGACATTAATGCCACAATTCCTATCGTTCTAGATGGTGGTGCTAACAATGTTAAATACGACTTCAAATACGCTACTGGTGGAACGCCATACAAATTCACAGATTTGACATTTACACAAAGTGCGAAATGTGAAGTTGATGCTGATGACGTGATAGAAGTATCTGGAGATTTGACTATCAACGGCGGAGAGTGGGAGTGTAGTGAGACATTCCAAATAGACAAGGTAGGAACTGCAAAGGTCACATCTACTGCACTAACTACAGGAACTCCTATTCTTAGAATAGGAATTACTAGCGCATCTGCTACAGTGTGTGAGTATAGTTGGAAATCTTCGGCTTCAGGAACATTCCCACGATTACAGATTCGAGATACCTCTTCAGTCAAACCTATGTTGGCAGAAACTGGAGCAAATAGATTAGAAGGAGCGGGCACATTCAATTGGAATGGAGGCCTAACTGCGACTAATCAGTTATTCTACATTATTAATCATACTGGAACTCCAGTAGCCAACACAATTCAATACTCAAATGCTAATCATCTTTCAGGATATCGAACCACATTTAGATTTGATTGCCGTCAAAATGGTTCTTACAGTATAACACTACCAACTGCTATAAGTGGAGACGTGGAACTGGGTTCATCTGGGAGTCCTGGATTATCCTCTGGTAATGACCCAATATACAATTGCCCAGCAGCCTGTGTCATAACCGGAGGGCTTAAAATTGACTACTCTGGATATGCTAACAGTTCCATATACAATGCTAAGGTAAATGTCGCTTCAGCAACCAATGAACTGCAAGTGACAGGTGATGTCACGATAGGAGCTAAAGGATATTGTGCTGCACAGATGAAAGTGACTAATGGTGACTTCATAAATAACGGAACTCTATCTTCCAACAAGCTATCACTAATTTCAAATAGTGCAGCGACCTATACTGGAAATCTAGGAAGCTCATGCACACTAGCCAGCATGTTGGTAGATGGACAGGGAATCACTTCCATATACAACTTAAGCGGGAATGCAACAGTATCTGGAACTTATACGCTGACTGATGCTAAAATTGCTCTAACAGATTCTACAATTACGACGGTTCAGAGTTTAACCGTTACGGGTGCGTCAACATGCACGCCGAATCATCACTTGTTTATCATGTCTGGTGGTGGAAGCATTACTGATAGTAGCACAATTAGTAGAACGGTTGCAGGAATTGCATTTACTGGATGCGAATCGCTAGGTGCAATCAAATTATCTACAGGAAATACTGCTATAGTGGGAAGCGTTATTGTTGATTCGATAATCTTGCGAGGCGGTAGTATAACCCAAAACTCAGGGACTGCTAAGAAATTGTGGATACGTGGAGGCACTCATCCCACAGCTCTCAAGAACGACTATCCCGGATATAAAGCAGGAGCAAATTTCACCAATGCAGCTGTCAACGCTAAGGGAGGGTCTTTCATCTTCCCATCGAGCGGAACTACACATAACACATCCGACACACTAATCATTGGAAATGATAACGCTGCCGGACTTTACTTTGCAGGCGACACCACACTAAAATTAGGATGTAGTCCTGCAAATCTAGATACTAGAACGTTGGTGAAGTGGAATTCGTCTAAAGGAATATGCTTTGGACCAGCATCAACATGGTCTGGCGAATGCACTATCAAGCGTTGTGATATTGAAGGAACAGTAGATATGTCTGAAGCTCTTTTGACTACAGATAATACCGTCACAAGTGGAACCACTAAATTGTTTAGCATATATGATAACACAATACATTCTACTAAAGAAATGGCACTGTTTAGATGTACGTCAAAATGGTATAAGTTTAATGTAGCTCGAAATCGATTCAAAGCAAAGGGAAGTTCTACAATCATAAAATACGATACTTGGGGCGGGCTTGATGAAATTGCTGCAAACACAGATATTTCATATAATCATATACGCTCACTTAGCACTTCAGGAACCATAGTAAATCTTGGTAGCTTGTATAGCGACGAATATCTATTCTATGAGAATACATTGTGCAGTGATACTATGACAACTGGAGTAGCGTTAGAATTCGCGCCATCTACTACAGCTCTCCGACCAAATACAATACTAGTAAATCCAGGAGTGACGCCTATAGATATTAGTCGGACTTGGAATGGAGGAACATTAGACTTAGTTTTGACTGGCTGGTATTTCGACGTAAATACTCCTAACTTTGGAAAGCGCTGCCAAAATCCTAACGAAACCTGGACAATGGTATCTAGGTTCACAAATGAAGATACCAATAGCAATTATGTTGTATCAGGAATTCGAACATCTGGTGAACCATTCCTTGTTCAATACGAGAATTATCAAAAGTGGAAAGCAACTACTGGTACGGTCCCGCTATCTACCATAGTACAAAACAACATTACATACAGATATGCTAGGTCAGTGGCGAGCGCTCTACAATCTAAAGATTTTTATGTGGGAGACACTGCGCTAAAGCCAACATGGGATGAGTATGATGCAGGCAATCCTGTAGCAATTGTAGCTAATTATTCTGATGGTGCAACCACTACTACAGAAACTTGTGTAAGTGGAACTACATTAACAGTTCCAGCGAGCTGCGTCAAGCTGTGGTTTACTGTGACATTAGCAGCATCTGAAGGATTCGGTAATTTTAAGCTTGTAGATGGATTAGATAGAATTGTGTTTACTGATGAATTGTCAACTAACTTTGGAACGCAAGGCGCGACGCGAGTCGAAGTGGGACCATTCCCAAGCCAGTTTGGATATAGCTCAATAGATAACCCAGCGAACTCTTCATCTATTGTTCCGCATGTCAGTGCACAGTACACCGACCCTATTAACCAGTCAGTATGGCTTTACGTCAGAGGCAGCAACTTAAATAGTGGTACGCATTTCCGATGGGTGGTTCTTCTTGGAGAACAAGATAGCAATGATTGGTATCGGTTTACTGTGACACAAGCATCATCTGGAACTAACAATGATATTCTCACAATTGAGAAGAGCGTATCTGGAACAATTTCTACGCTAATCACAAAGACTAACTGCAATTTCACTGCAGGAGATGCAGAAACTGACACAATAATTAAGGCAACAAGGAACTATGCCACAAATGCTCTAACTTTATCTATTGAGGGTGCTACTTCAAATGTTGGTTGGTCATTCAATGTAAGCTCTTCAGATTCTACATTTACTACAGGAAAGTGGGGATGGGCGACAGATGGTGTCTCTGAGGTTCAGAAAGCAGAAGTGTATGACGGTATAGATGGAGTACAACTACTAATGAATAGTGCTGACTTTACATTCATGCCCAATTCTCAATGGAAGTTCCCTACTACAGTCACAAATGTAGAGATGCGAGATTGTACTATCAATGGTAATCAAAGTACATTATTGCCCAACCTATATGGGACCCATACTACATCAATAAACAATGTGACATTCGTCCAATCTGCGCTTCCTACTAGCATTACTCAACTAATCATCATTAAGGATTCTGAGTTAAGTGTAAGCGGTGATGTGACAATATCTGGAAGCGGACGATTGCACTTGATAGGCTGTAAAATCACTCCTAGCGTAGATAGATGGAAGTTCGTATATAGTGGAATAACATATATAGACAGTACGCCATTGCTACTACAGGGAAATATGCTAGTTGGAATGCATACTACTATGACACCCAATGGAGAGACCATGTTCATAGTAGATGATGCTACAAAGAATACCGCAGTTGTTCGCGCAATACCAACTAAGGATATGAACCTAACGAGAAACGCGGTTCTTGGTTTGAATTATGAGCGTATGGTATTCAATGGGTATGATAGTAAAACCATAATGATGACAGTGCAATCCGTTAACGATGCAGGTATTATTGGAAAGCTTGAAGAGATGTTTATGAACCAGACATTAGTTGAAGTGACTACCCCATATTGTCATCTATGGAAAGCTAAAATAGTTGCATTCACTCCGAGGTATTTGACTTCACATGCTAATGCGTTGCAGGCAATAGTCACTTTGGAGGAGTGGAGAGATGACTAGGCCTATATTAAACTCAGATGTTCGACCAACTATGATGGTTAGAAAGCGAACTGGAGTATTTAACACAGGCGACTCTGATTACAGAGTAGCAGGACATTTCATTCTTAAGCTTGATGAAAATCGAGGAACTGTTGTTGAAGCAGTACTAGATAATATGCCCCATGTTAATGAAACTAGAACTTTAGACGCATTAGATATCAGTGATAAATTGCTTGTAGTTATTGATGGAACAGATAAAGTTGAGACCTCGTTATTCAATGGACTGATAACTCAAATTATTTATGATAGAGCTACTACAACACTTAAAGTGACTGCTCAAGATACTTCATTTATAGGACAATCAGCAATAATGAATGATATTCTACATCAGAAGTATGTTGATTCATTTGAAACTACGCTTGATGAATCAGAAACAGGAGAGTTCACAGCGACATTACCTGCAGATACAGATACAGCGGCACCTATAACCGTTCAAAACAGAGTGGCGTATGGAAATCCGCTTAGAACAATGTTCAATAACAAAACTGCTCTTGATGCAGATTACGTTTATGCTACTCCAAGCTACATTGAATCTACTTACACATTCAGAGGAGTGTCTGCCATGCCAAACAGTGTAGATGGCGCAAAGAAATATGTAGCTCAAACATTTACCGTTAAACGCGATACACAGCTAACCAACATCTTTTTCCCTATTGCGCAATATCAGCGCCTATATCCTGGCGAAATAGCAGAAACTGGCGAATGGCTAAACGTCGGAACTGACGCACTTTACAATGTGCTTGATGTTCCTACTGGTGCAGATATTGATACAATAAACTTCTCTATGCCACATACTAGAATGGGACCGCCAAACAAGCTTAGAGTATCATTAGTGAAATGCGTTAGAACTAGTGGTGCAGAGGCTATCGCGGATAGAAAAACTGTGACTAAATCTGCTAGAGATGTTGAAACTGGTGCCATGGTTCCAAGTTATGGTGCGCCTGGAGACGAGCAACTAAGTTATTACGATGGAACTTTCTTTGGAGAAAGCGTAGATGAAATTAGCCGAGATAAAGAAGAAACCATAGTTCTAGCAACAATCGAAATATCTCCTACTGAACCAATTCAATCACCACATGAGCCAGCTGGAGAGATTCCAAAAATCACTCACACATGGGGAGTATTACATGATGATGCACAACCTACAAATAACGAAGCGTATACTATGTTTGGTTGGAATCTAGAATCCAACCCAATAAGTGTAGCTGGTGGAGATATACTAGCATTAGTATTTGAGCAGCTTGGTAGAAGAGACCATCCGAAACTAACAGATGGAGTAGAACCAACAGACAAATCAAACCCAGATGGATATCTAAGTCCATCTAATTTTTGGGCAGTAGGAATTGGAAGAAAGCTTGATGGCACTGGGATAACCGAAACAAATGTCTACCCAGGTGGTTCATATATGATGTCGGCGCTTACAGACCTTGACCTAACTACAAACCCAATGCGAACCTTAGTAGGAACCCATAGCATGGAACAGTATAAGCCTACACTGGATTCCAATTCCATTGGTCCCGGATATAATGGTCTTTCGGATGCAGGAATATGGGAATATAACGACAAAATAAACTTAATGTCAGATATGGCAAATTGGAACAACGCGCTAGCAGGTGCAATGAACGCGTTAGAAGCCACAATTAACTTCATAAACGACCCTGCTGGAGTATTCGAGGACGAGGAATTTGTCCACCCAGGAGATTTACCAGATAGTCTACAAACTGGTGGACTATTCAAAGGTATGCACGACTTATCTTCGATGTACTTTACAGTAGTGACGGGCAATTGGCTTAGACTAGGTAGAGGATTATACTGGGATGTAGATGAGGCTGGAAAAATCAACTTTAACTATGGTTCTGCAGATTGGACTCCATTTTCGTCAAATAGATTTGGATTGAAAATGGCACGCATGTCGCTTTATGAAAATCCAGCAACTGGAGGATTACTTGATGCGAATGCGAAATCATCTGTTTATGATGTAGCAACAGCTATTGTTGAAAAGATTCCAAAGTGGAACTCCATAATAATTGATGGAATGCTTGATGGAATAGATGATGTAGAAGGTTCAGGTTATAACGACCCAGCTAATTGGCCTCTTTCATATTGGGCTATGCATGAAGAAAGTGCCTGGGCAAGCCTACAAAGATTAGCAATAGAGAGTGAAGCGTCTATGAGAGTCCAAACAGGGATGAACGATATTACTACTGTACTGTTCGAGAAGCGAATACCTGTACGCGACTTTGCATACACTTCACCAGCAGCCAGAGAATATACATTTTCTACTCGTCCTGAAGACCCGAATTGGATGAAGCATGTAGTAAGTTCTAGAATTGAGCGCGACATAGAAACCATGTATACGAAGTTTAGAGTGATTGGCAAGAAATCAGAAGGAATAAGTGAGGCACACTATTCGATTGGTTTGCCGCTTGGACAAGACCAACCAATAATCTTTGAACTAAATGTTCCAGAAAACGAAGAAAAACTAGGATTTGAACGGGTAAAAGAGTTCAAGTCAAGTTCAACTATAACAACTCACGAACAAGCACTAACAGTTGCTAACGCAGCGAAAACTTTGTACGCAAATGACACATTTAGTGGAATTGTCGAATTATCAGGACTCCATCCACTGTATGAGCATTCTACTCTTGGTCTAATGTTAGACATGAATTCGATTATTCGATTGATTGATGATGGTTCGCCCTCAGGTAGTGCAGTAAGTGGAACGGACAATGTGTTTAGAGTGACAGGAATCAATTACAATTCAAGAGAACATAAAACAGACCTAACGATTAGTACGTCCGTCATAAACCGAGAAGTAATGGATGCTAAGTCAATACTCGATAATTTGAATAAGAAAACGACTACTGATGAATCCAAACATCTTGTACGTCTTGCACATGACACGTTCTTTACGCTCGACATAAATATCCCTTACGATTATACTGAAGGAACTTTGGAAGTATTCTTAGATTCGTCCAATGGCGGAGGTCCGATAGTAAGCGATGCAATACAAGCTAAATTATTACTAGACCAAGGAATGGATAAGGTTGCTGGTAGTACGGGCCACATTATTGCAGTGTTTATGCCAGGTACGGCGACCATAGAGAATGATACAGAACCTTGGATATTCGGAGAAATAGGATATTCTACTACAACATCAGCATTAGCTGGAACTACAGAACCAAATATACTGTTCACTATGCCATCTGCATACAAGTATTCTACTGATACTCTCACCGTAATTGTCCCAGTGACCCTTGTCTGATTTCTGTATATTGTTGAAGAAAAGGGGGCTCGCGTGATAAGCACGCAGGGAGACAATTAAATTATCTGATTAGCTATTAGGCAGACATGCTACTCGGCCACGCGCTTAACCTCTGGCATGCTCTTCTGAAGAAGGACATCCTGTTAGCTTGTATACGCGCGTACGTACACAATTTCTAACAATTACTCACTGTCCGCGCGCGCGTTAAGACTGGAAGATATAGTCCAACGTTAGAAGGAAATATAGAAACTCCTTAATCTTTTCGTACTCTTCTGCAGAGCAAATGAATTCGGCAAACGTATCGTTTACTTCATAATCGCCATACGTATCATTTGAAACGATAATATAGTATCTCCCATCAAATGTGTCGTTTACTTCATCATCAACAATGACCACTATACCGTGCAGATTATTTGAATCTGGTATCGGAAAGACCTTCTGTTCTACTTTAGCAGTGAGTGCATCACATTCTGGTAATTCGCCACCAGAATCTTGTATGACTGTTCCACCTATCATTGCCACTACCATGAGTAGCGAGATGAGGCACGCTGCAAGCTCATCGGACACAATAAACTACTGGCTAGCGAGCTATATTAACGCTCACTCACAATAAAGGAAAATCGCCGTTAGTGGACCGTTTTGACTGTCGGTGCCGCGCATCGCGACTCTTGCCTTCAGTTCCATCGAGGAACTCAGGACAACCTTTTACCATGATTGGTAAGATGGTCTTAAGCTGTCTGCACGCGTTGCCGTTCTTTGACATTATTACTGGAAATCCAAGTGACTGTAGATTAACATCATGCACGAAATAGATACACCCAGGGCAGTCGTACTTAGACATTTCGAGTAGTTCTTCTCGTAGTTCTTTTGAAGTCTTATCCTTCGTGTCCATGTGCCATGCTTCAGCCAACTCAATAAGAGCAGGCTTATTCATATCGTCAAATGTACTCATGCTGTAGCTCTCCTAGCAGCGGCTCTTGCGGCTAGTGGCTGAACATGAAGCTCAAACTCTTTGGCATCGAACTTAACTAGAACTTCTTCACCAATTGCCCACAAGCTATCGAGTTGTCGTATCATTGCAGTTGGAATGCGCATCCACTTTTGGTCATCATAAGTTGTCCTATTTCGTACGCGAGTAGTGTCGTCTCTAGCATAATCTTCTTCTTCAACCAATCGAAAAACCACCGAGTTATCATCGTTGATTAGTCCTTTCCAGTTAGTTCCTTCCACAATTCTCATAGCTATGTGCTTTGGAAGTCCGACGTATCGTCCTTCTCCTAATCGCACAATCTTCATTGTTCCATACATTTTGTTCGCTCCTTATATTTTCGTACCAGACTCTCATTTTATCGTTTACTAGGTATCTGGTGAAATCTTCGTTTTCGTAGTATTTGCTGCAAATTAGTGCCACTAGCCCTCTTAAGTACGTGTTCTCTATACAGTCAAGGTAGGGTAGTGTATATATAGCTTTCCCTTCTTCGACACTTGTGTATAAGTCAGTGAGCGCTGCCAAAATCTGATGTTTGTCTTGTAATTTCATAGCAGGACAGAGGCTACCATTCTTATGCCGACCAGTTTTGTTCATGTAGTAATTAAGTCGGTCATCTAGAAGTTCGAAATCTGACGGATATACGTGAAAGTTGTTTTGGAATACAGAATAGGTACCAACTTTTGCTCCTATCTCACTTGCCATCATCATTAGTAAATGAGAATAAAGGAAGCAATCTAGATACCAGCCTTTCAATGCATCTTGCGAGCGCATCATGGTAGTCAAGCAAAGCTTACCATCTATGAATTGAAAGTGGAAGCCATACGTACAAGGAACAAAGTCACGTTCATGACAAGGAATATCCCAACAAAACATACCAGCATGTCGAGTATTTGGGTTTGTTCTTAACTTTGAAACGGTGTGGTCCCACTGACTAAAATCGTATCTAGCAATAGGATGCTCCATGTGATGTAGAACCTGTCCATATGTGTAAGGATATTCACCATTTGGAGATGTGCGCCATTTGTCATAGAACTTCCATTCTTTGTGGATAAAACCTGGGTTGAGACCAAGTATGATATCGAAGAACTCAGTAATAATTCCAACATGTTGTAAACCAAAGTGAGAGCCTATGCAATTTTGTGGGTCTGACAACACCATAGTAATGTTGTGCAGTTCTTTCATTCCTGCAGTTCCGCCTTCCTGCATTGCCCAAGTTCCAACAGTTCTATCCTGTTGAGACCCATGCATCTGTAAAACAAGCAATGCTCGTTCGCTCAATTTATCTACGTCACTATCCCATATTGGGTGTATTGGTGTTCTCATAGTATCACATCCATTCCTATACGCGCGAGAGTCGCGTCGAGTTTCTTGCCAATGGCATCATACCAAATACTTTGTCTGTCTACAAAGGGTTCCCAGATTTCTGGAACTCCTGCATCTTCATCAATCGGGATAATTCCTTCATGTTCTGGATAGCCCTCAGGGCATCCCTTTACCTTAACCATAAAGACCCTATCCCCTTCTCCATATGTCCACGAGAAGGCTTCTTGGCCATATTCCACTGCCTTTATGTGTTGAGCGCGAACTTTGTATTTATGAAGTGGCTTGCTAATAGATTTGGAAAACGATAACTCATGTCCAGGCTTTGCAAACATTTCTGCCTTCTTCTTGTTAACAAACTCTTGAATGTCCTTCGTATCTGCACCATTTAAGAGCAGTCGAAATAGTTCTGCTTGAGCAAATCTAAACATTGTGTGAGTATCACTCTTCACTGTCTCATATCCGGTGACATCAATCTCAAAATCTTTATCAACGCCTTCTTCCCATACCTTTAATCCTGCGTATCGCTTCTTAACTCCTTCAACCAGCATAGAAGCATATTGTTTTTCAAACTTAAGTGACATAGTATGTTCTTCTACGCCAATCGTGAAATCCATATCGATTATTTCTTCTTCTGTCCATGGCACAAAGTTTAGGTCTACAGGCTTTGTCATGAAATCATTATATGCGTCGTTGATTGTGTCTTGTAATTTGACGAAATACTCTTGACATTCGTGTTTGTCCCAATCATCTGGTAATTTAGCGTAGACTGAATCAGTATCTCCATAAATTGGAACTGCCCATTCATCTTGTTCTACCAACCACCAGGTGTATTTAATTAGGAACTCGCCAGTCCATGTAATCGCGCGAGCAATACGCTTATCATTCAACCTGAAGCTAGGCAAGCTTGTCACTCCATAAAACGATAGTTGTAGAGTTTTCCAGGCTCCTTGCTCTATCCAGAGCTTTTTGTATAGTGCTTCATCTCCATCTTGCCGAGCCTGAATTGCTGCAGCTCTAGTTTTCTGGCGTTGGTCTAGCACATACGATACTGCTTGAGGAAGGATTCCTTGCTTATCGAGTCTAAAATAAGTCTCATTTACACAACACTTCGGTCCGCTAAATGAGCTAGGAACCATCGTATCTGGAGAGATATTACACGATAGAATGATGTTGATATACATGGCCGCTATGTCTAAACATCCAACATTATGGAACACTCCAGCTGGTGGAAGGAACACTTTTGCGGCTTCGAACGTTTGCTTTATATACGGCGGCTTTGAGGGAAGTATGGTTTTCCCTTTGAAAGTACGTAGTAATTGAGCATCGATTATTCTAGAGTTCATATTCCATGCATTCCATGGATAAGGAAATCTGCACTGCTGTGCAACATAATACTCAGTAAGTCCGCACTTTTCATCAATGGCTAATGCAGCTTCCACGTCCACTATGTTATAGAGAATTAACTCTTCTAAATCTTTTCGATTTCCATCCCATGCTTTATCTATTCTTTTAGTAGGTGGAAGCTTACCCCAACCTAACTCGTATTCAGATACGTATTTAAGGCTGTAGGAAGTCAGTTCACGTATCCCATCTTTGTTTACGCTTCTTCTACCGCCAACTAATCTCTCATACGCGACTTTCAAATCGAGTATGTCTAAACCTTTGATGTGAGGCTCAACATGTTGTGAACCCCTCCGTCTAGATGCCCAAGGTTTTTCACCGTATGGACTCAATGTTTGTGCTAATGGGTCCATTCCATTACCTTCTAGTCTCAACATTCTATTCACTATATATGACATATCGAAATACTCTACATTCCATCCTGTCACAATGTCTGGTCTGTGTTGCTCCCACCAATCGCAGAAATCTATCCACATTCTCTCTTCAGAGTTTGATATCCGCACAGTAGTGGCCTTACCCATGCGATGTGAATCATACGAATCCCGGATATAATAGCCATTAAAATCTGCGGACTCTGCGTCTTCTCCTCCTTCCCACCATCCGACAACAGCAATACTGTCAGTGTAGCTGTCGTGCATAGTCATACACAACACAGGTTCAGGCGTCTTCTCTGTATTGAGACACATATAGGTCTCAATATCTATGTTGCAAACTCTACGCTCATGTGATAATTCTATCTCTTTGTCTACCAAATATCTAGTGACATATTCGACATCAGCTTCCCATGTTTCTGGGAAAGTATTGAGAACTCCTCTATAGTCTTTCCTAGTCAAAGCATCGACAGTAAGTTTCTTTAACTTCTCTCCTCGAGAGCCAATGTACTCTCCATCTTCATCTATATCTGTAATCTTTCGATTCGCCATAGTCGAGATATTCGCATCATGCTTAGCGTAGAAGTAAAGTGGGAACCACTCCTCTTTCTGAACAGTCAGCGTACCGCCATCTCTATGCTGTGTCCATATCTCAGGAATTGAGCGCTTCTTATCTTCGAAGCGTTGTACTACATTTACGATTCCCATCGGTATACCTCTATATTAGTGTGCGATAACAGCTCTTTAGCAACAGCATCGCGATAAGAATTATCGTATATAATGCGGACAATACCCGAGTTGATTAGCGCCTTGGTGCATTCTCCACATGGTTGAGTAGTTGTGTAGATTGTGCCGCCCCTCAATGAACTCGAGGCGTTGAGTATTGCGTTGATTTCAGCATGGACTGTACGCTCAAGGCGTAGATTTTCGCCAGATTGCATGCCAGCTCGTGGATTTACTGTACAATGTGGCACACCGCTTGGCGCTCCATTGTAGCCAATTCCTACTACCTTGTTATCTAGAGCTATTACTGCACCTACGTGACGTGTAAGTCCTGTAGAGCGTCTCTTAGCTAAATGAGCCATGCTCATAAAATAATTTGTCCATGTGATTCGATGCTGATTTAGATGTACCATTATTTGGTCAGCCAATTCTTCAGTTGTTTTTCTGTTAGTGACTACAGTATCTGCATGTAGTAGTGATGATATTATCCCACTACCGCCAATCTTATACTCTGTATGATGGGTGTTAATTTCGATTACATCGTTGGTTCCACACATCATCACGTTAACAATGTCATTCTCAAATGCCTCCAAATCTTGTAATTCCATATCTATGCTTTCATCATCTGCTAATAGCGCATTCCATATTTGTTCTATAGGTCCATTCCACTTTAGGTAGATGTAAGTACATGGAGTTTCTCCGTCAAGCGCTTGGAATATAGGGAACCACTTATCTGCGCATTCCATTCTATTTCTCCAAGCACTGAATGCTACAGAGCTTGGTATCTGTCTGTCCATTATCAAATCAGTATTTCGCCAATCAATGTCGGCAAATCCATGAGCTTTTCCTAATACGTACGAGTCGATTGCATCTTTATGGACTACATCTGGTCTTCTACCATGATGTTTGATATCCATTCTACGTGCTAACTCTTTAGCAAGTGTGGTTTTACCTGTTCGTGATAGGCCTTCAATTACAATAAACACAGTATCACTTCAGCGCATCCTTGACATCTTGTTCTATTGTGCTACCATGTAATTTAGAAATGATTGACCATGTAGCTATTGCTTGTAGTATGTTTCCGAGCATATTATTCCTAAGCCCCCCTAGTATATATACGTATCTAATCTTGTTGTGTATCAATTCCACACGTATCCTTCAGCGCGCGAATGACTTGCGCAGTAGACAGTACAAAGCTTCCCATTCTATGATTAAATTCGTACTTTTCTGCAAGCTCATCAAACCTAGCCTGCCTAATCTCATTCAACATTCTATCGCAAGATACTGCAATGTCTTGAGCGCTAACCTTACCATTAGCCACATTCACATAACCAGGATATAATGCCGATGCCAATCTTGTATACTCATTAGCAAAAGGCATAACTGGTAGAGACTTCAGATGCATTGCTTCTCTACAAGCGCAACCACCATTTGCTTCTTCTACAAATAGTGAGCAATGAATAGTAGCATGCGCTAAAAGATTTGCATATTCTACACGGCTGAGATTATCTTTAGATGGCATGAAATAATTTGGTAGCTTAGATAGTTCCTCATTCGTTATGTATTTCTGTCCAGGATTGGTAGCAGTCCAAACAAAGTCATCTCGTAGAGTTCCAAGTATTTCCATAGCCTCTTGAAATAGTGCGAAGTTGGTATAGTCTGGATTAGTAATTCTATTTGGGAACACTATAAGGTCCTTGCCTATAGAATACATATTGTCATCTAGCCTATCCCAACCAACTTCTACTGCAGCGCTAAGTTCCGTTTCAGAATATCCAAATCTAAATACGTAGGCTTTCTTAGTGAGAGCTTGTACCACATGGTCGGTATGAGTATGTGCTGCACCTTCCATGAATTGGTTTAGATTTCCATCGCAGCAAAATCCTGCTATATCCGCGCGTAAAGCGCCCTCTACTTGTCTCCACCAGTTTGCAGACATTTCTTTGTAGTCTTGCGCTTCTGGTGAAGTTTTTGCATGCAAAGGACTATCAAGGAAATAGCAGCAATTCACTATGAAAAGATTGTCTGGAGTTTTTACTTCCTTCTTTGGATGTCTGAGATACGATAAGTAATTTCCAGTTTGTTCTGGTATGTTGTTCCAGAAAATGTAATTGTCTGCTTCACTCTGGAACCAGTCATCAATCGTGTGAGTGTTCTTTTCATTAAAGAAATATCGATATCTGTTAGCATCAACTGGAGCATCTGGAGATGTATGCCATAGAACTACATTATCAAGTGGAATATCCAAGCCCTTTAACAACATATCATAATCCAAGCAATTTGGTTCGTCGGGAACCAGAATGTTGAATGTAAGTTCGCAGTCAACTTGCTTGAACAGTTCCTCCATAAATCCCCTCATCATATTTGTATTGGAGTCTCCCATTAGGAGCCACTGTTTTCCATCATTTACGCTAGGTTGTAGCGTGTACATTATGCTTAACTTCATCCTTCCTTCCTCTGTTCATATAGCCAGTCGACATTTTCTTTCAACCCTATTCCAAACGGTTTCATAGGTCTCCATCCAAGTTTCTGGCGAATTTTTGTGGTATCTGGCTTGCGCTGGACTGTGTCTCCAGCCCATGCGGGTTTGTGTGTGATAGTCAACTGACTCACATCTATAGATAAATAGCGAGCAATCATAATTGCCAGATTCTTAATAGAAATGTTCTCTTCACTAGCTATATTCAGAGTAGTGTTGATGCATTCTTCATCCAAAGTTGTGCACATCATAGCGAATGCGCGCGCAACATCATCTGCATGAGTAAATGAGCGGGTCTGCTTTCCGTCTCCATAAAGATACAAGTTCTTTTTGTTGGCTATCAATCGTCTAAACACATCAGGAATAACATGAGCTTTTCCATCCTTAATATCTTCATGTTCTCCTGGCCCATATACATTGAATGGCCTACCAATAATAAACTCTCTATCGTACTTCTCACATAAGGCGCGAGTGAATCTCTCTCCTTGTAGTTTAGTAAAGCCATAGTTATTTGTTGGAGGAGGAATCTTATACTCATCAACATCTGATTCTACACAGATTTCAAATCCATTTTGGAATACCATACTAGATGAGCAGTATACGAATCTTCGAGGAATTCGAGACTTCAAGAATGCTTCTAGCACATTCAAATCTACTCGCGCGTTATGCCTGCAAATATCCCACTCTTCTTCAGCAAGATACTTTCCACCACCTACTTTTGCGGCCATGTGACAGACAACATCAATCTTGTGCATAACTATTGCGGTTGTTAATTCTGTGACTGCATAGGATAAGTCTAATGTCTGTGTAGCAGATTCTTGTAAATCCACCGTCACTACGTAATGGCCTTGCTGTTCTAGTATTGTCTTAATTCTCTGGCCTATAAAGCCTTCTCCTCCTGTGATTAGTATATTCATTGTTCATCCTCCCATACAAAATTGGAATTGGTGCCTAGCGTTCCAGACGGGTCTACTACTTTAGTGTCTCGCCCAAAACTAAGCGAATTCGAATAATCATCGTGCGCAGTGGCCAGAATAACTACATCGGCTTTGGTTATTTTTTCTTGAATATCATCATCGATTACAGATATCATATTCATATCGTATCCACGTTCGGTCAATTCTTTATGCACATCTACTATAGGGTCGTGAACGTGTATGTCATAACATTCTTCTGCTATGCAACTATCGATTATTCTAAAGCTTGGGCTTTCTCTGCAATCGTCTAATCCAGGTTTGTAAGTCAGACCAAGAATCACAACTGACTTTCCAGCCAACGAAGTATCTGGGAACAGGTCAGTTATCAGTCGTCTGTCTAGTGTCTGATTGTAATGGTCAGCTGCTGATGCAAGAAGCGACTTAGTTCCTGTAGCATGTGCTAACATCTGCCAATCTTTGTTTAAGCAATACGACCCAACAAATGAGGGGAAAGATATTCTTCCTCTCTTATAACCATCAGTCATCATGTTTCGAACCACTCGATTATTTGCTCCCAACATTTCAAATTGCTCGGATAATTCTGTGCCAGCAGCAAACTCAATGTATCGCATGATGTTATTAGAAATCTTGGCACACTCTGCTTCGAGCGCTGTTCCAGCTATGAACTTCGGAAAAACCCTACCAAACGCTCGCATGAACTCATTAGTAGTTATTATCTGCGCAGTTCCAGTTGAACCAATAATTTGAGGTAGTTCATCTAGTTCATCTAAACCGTGTCCAAGAAGTAATCGTTCTGGTGCATGCCAAATAACTCTGTCGAACTTTTCAGAAATAGCATCACAAGTTCCAGGTGCTACTGTGGAGCGCAACACAACATTAGTTTCCAATTCTAAGTCCTTTACAATACTCTCTATATGCCTAAGAATAGGATATCCATCTTCTACTGGAGTTCCTACAGAAATGAATGTCCACTCACAAGGCTCGTCATCAGTGATGAGATATTCTTCTACTTCATCGTGAAGAGTCTCATTGAGATACGGCTCTTCCCATGGTAAAGTTCCAGTGATAACCTGATTTAACAGTTCCTCATTGATATCTACGAACTTAACATGATGTCCTTTAGTCATGAGCCACGCTCCTAAAGGAGCGCCCACTCTTCCTGCACCTATGATTCTGATTCGCATGTAAATCTCCTTTCTAAACCTGCTATATATACTATTCTATCTTAACGTACTTCTTTCGCTTTATTGTGGCTTCTACAAGTAAGCCACTGTCTCTAGTCATTCTGTACAGTGTGGAACTTGAAGTCTTTAGTTCCTTTTCCGCGCGAGACCACAAATCCTTTTTCAATACCCATCCATCATCAGACGGATTGTCTTGTAGAATTGATGCGTATATGCTGCGTAGTTGCTTAGATAGTTTGGATTCTCTAGCATCTTTCCTTCTAATATGCGCATCCATTTCAAGGAATGGTAGAAGGTAATCCATAATCTCTTTAATCAAGCGATAAGCATAATCAATATCATCCTTAGTAATTTTTGTGTCGCCTCTAACACTAGCAGAATGAGTAGCTATCACATACATGTGATTGCAATATCTGGAGATAATTGAGGTAGCAATTGCTTGCACTCCTGTGTCTAGCATTGTTGTCATGTTCAACAATCTGACATTCAAAGTTTTGACGTATTCCCTAACAGAATCCCAGTTAAACTCGTTAGGTAATCCATTACGTACGCGAGTCCACTCATCCTGTGCTTCCTTAGTGAACCATGTTCTTAGTAGTTCCATGTCTTCTGGCACTACACTTTCTATTCCTAACTTTGAGGCATCCAATCGGATATTGTCGATTCTATTTTGGAATGTTAATCGCTTTGGCAAAACAATTACACGTTGCATTAGACCTTTGTTTAGGAACTCTTCACCTAGGTGTTCTGGTATATACGATGTCAGGAATAGACTGAGACTAGAGTAGAACTCGATTGGAGGACCTCTTGCTAATTTCTTCGATATCATATTCTGAGGAGTTCCGATAGGATTCAAAGCTTTCTCAAGAAAGTTCACTGCCTTTTTCGTATGTGTAGTCTCCATAAATAATGTTGAAGCTTCATCAAAGTGAAGAACATCTGTGGTTTGGAGTATTCCAGGCTCTAACACTAACTCTCCATTCTCTTCATCATCGTGTTCTTCAGCCTCTCTCCACGTTCCAATAAGACCTGCATCAGTGTAATCATCCAAATCAGCAACATCCAAATCGGCAGCTTCCAACATCTGTTTGACAAATCCATATGGTGCAGACTTACCACCACTCGAATCCCAGAACGCGGCAATACTAACTCGCCCATCTAAACGTTGTGCGCCTTTGACAATAAAGCGACGCTTGTAAATCTGACCAAGAACAAGGTGCATACAAAGCTGAGCATACTTTTCATTGTTGTAGGAATACTCGCAGAATACTTTAGTCCAGCGGTCTTGCAAATCGTAGATGTCTTTAAACATTATATTCCACCATCCGACATGCTACATCCTGGTTCGGTACACATTCCCTGCGCTTCCATACGTTTACATGAGTATGGATTTAGTATATTATCTATTACATTGGCCACTCTACGCTCTGGCATATACTTTGTCCATTTGCGTTCTGAGTTGTCGCCAAACTCTTCAATCGCATTACATACTATGCGTGTCGCTTCTCTCCTCGCATCTACGGTGAGAGCAGCTGGCTCTAATCCGTCTCTTGCTAAGAACGATAACCAAGAAGCAGTGACTTGTCTTCCAAGGTCATTGACATCTTTATTCTCTAATAGCGCGCGTATGCACGGAGCCAGCTCTTCTTTGTAGATTCTAGTGACATCTCCAGCTTCCATTTGGATATCATAATCTGTAGCAAAGTCTACTCTTTCTTTGTCGTATGCAGATAAATCCACATCAACAGAACCACGTTTCCACAGTTTTCGTGAGGTTGTTTTACATATGTCACGGACATTTGCATGCCCTAACCTGATGTCTCGTGTGCTTACCCCGCGGCATACACGGCGGGCCTCTTCTCGGATATTCATGGTTCCTATTATCCGAATAATTTTAGTCCCGTTTGCTATACTTGTGGGGTCCAGTCCATCTTTAACAGAGAGCGGAATACCTAAGTCTTTGCACACTTCTTCTTGAAAGTTCCTAACGGCGAAGGATGGACTTTGCAAGTGTGGGTCACAAAAACTGTAGATGTGATAACCTCTTCCACTAAAGACGTTTGTGTGCAAGATATTTTTCTCTTTGAGGTAGTCGCTAACTTGAAGTGTTAGTTCATTGGCCAGGTCTCCGTGGTTGTCAAAGTCCCAAATCATGCGGTCCCAGATGCAAGATTCAAATACTGGCTTTCCCCATTCAGTATGTTCTGCATAGTCATACAGATTGGTATAGCAGTTCATTAGCCCATTGTGTCGATTGACTGAGTCCCAAAAATCTTCCTCACTCTGAACTATTCTACGCTTTAGTCCAAATTCGCGCGGGAAAGACGAATAGAATCTATCACTCAAGGTCGACATCATACTGCTCCTTCCAACATATTCGCTTATGTTCTATCGGGCAGTAAGAGCACGGGAAAGGATTTCTCAGCGCTTTCTTGAATCCGCTAAGTGGGTTTTCTTCTGTTCCTTCTTCAACTGCCAACTTGATTCTGTCTCTTGTAGTTTGAACCTTCTTAATTGCGGAATTGTAAGACCGCGTATTTGGACTTGCGATATCCATTGTTCCGTCTTTACTCCACAATATGCCTATCTTTGATACTGTCTCATCTGGATTTAGTAGTTCAAACATCCATTTGTATAGGTGGAGCTGAAAGTAATGCTTGTTAATGTCGGTAATCTTTCCTGTCTTTAAGTCGTAAATACCAATGGTTCCGTCGAGTTCTCTAAAGATTAAATCTATCATTCCAGATATCTCTCCGTTCTTTACTGTAGTTCCATCTGGAACTTTCATGTAAAGCTCAACACCAACAGGAGCGCCGTATTCTATTAGATTAACCCCAGCTGCGATTAATGTATCAATTCGCTTTTGGTCGATTGCAAGCACATTATCCATATGCTCGCGCATTTTATCATCGATTACAATTGTTGGGTGGCCTTCATAACTATACTCCTCGATGTATTCTAAGAATTCGGTTTCTGTTTTGCAGTCCATCATTCCACGATAATACTCTTCCACTATCTGATGGCAGTCAATACCGAAAGTGGTCCAAAGCGCAGAAGAACCTTTGACTCCCATGATATTATCAAGTGCCCAAGAGAACTCACACCAATTCATGAAGCCTCCAATCTTAGACTTCGACATGCGCATTGTATGTGGCTTTGCCACCCCTTGCAACACTTCTGGTTTTCTTGTCAAATGTTCACCTCTTTTTCTACCAACCTTATTGCGCTTCCCATTATGACGCGCAGCTTTGCCCCTAGAAGGAGCACGCTTAGGAACTCGGTTGCCTGTCAC